CTACGCATCTTCGCCACCTTTCCTCGCGGCCTTCTCCATCTCCTCCAGCTGAGCGATGTCAGCCTCATCCGCCGCCAGCACCTCCGTGGCGCGGCGCTTGGCGTCGAACACGTCGAACCGCTCGGCGGCCAGCTTCTGGGCCACATCCATCCGCAGCCGTCCGGCATGGGTCAGCACGTCGCGTTCGTTGAAGGAGAGGAAAGCGTCGAGCTTGTCGGCCCATTCGGCCATGGCGACCGGGCGACGGCGCTTCGCCTGGTCCTCGGCATAGTCGAGATACATCACGACGATCCGGTTGAGCTCCTCGACCTCCTCGGCCTTGAGGTAGTTCTTGGCGGTGCCGACATCGCCCTTGCGCACGACCGAGCCTTTCCAGCTGGTCAGGCCCATGTTGGGGGCGCGTGGATCGCTGCGGTTCTCGATCAGCTCGGCGGCCGTCTTGCCCGTGACCGCCCAGAGCATCTTGTTCTGAACCTTCTTGAAGAAGGCTTGGGCCTGTTCGGACGTCTTGTCGTAGTCGATGGCTGTCGTGTAGAGGTCGCGCACTTTCTGGTAGAAGCGCTTCTCCGAGGCGCGGATGTCCCGGATGCGGGCGAGCCACTCGTCGAAATAGTCCCATTGCTCGGCCTGCTTCAACCGGGCATCATCCATGGCGAAGCCCTTGACCAGGTATTCGCGCAGGACGGTGGTGGCCCAGCGGCGGAACTGGGTGCCGCGCGCCGAGCGGACCCGGTAGCCGACCGACAGAATGACATCGAGGTTGTAGCTATCGACCTCGCGTTCGACCTGCCTGGAGCCTTCGGTTTGAACTATCCGGAATTTCCGGATAGTTGCCCCAGGATCGCATTCGCCCTCTGAAAAGACGTTCTTGATGTGCTCGTTGACGGTGCGCACGTCCTTGTCGAACAGTTCCGCGATCTCCCGCTGGCTCAGCCAAACGGTCCCGTCCACGGCCCGCAGGCCGATGGTCGCGGCGCCATCTTCGGTGCTGTAAAGGATCAGTTCGCCTTCAGACATCGACGCCCAGCTCCTTCAGGTAGCCGGCCATCTTGCCCCGCACCTCGGCCAACTCGGCCTCAATGGTGTTGATCTGCTTCTGCAGGGCGGCCACGTCGATCTCCTCCTCCGCTTCGAAGGTGTCGACGTAGCGGGGGATGTTGAGGTTGAAGTCGTTCTCGCCGATCTCCTCCGGGCTGGCGCGGTGAGAGTATTTTGGTGTGTCCGCCCGCGAGGCGTAGGTTTCCAGCACTCTGAGGATGTGCGCGTCTTCCATCACGTTCTGGGTCTTGCCGGATGTGAATTCCCTGCTCGCATCGATGAACAGAACATCGCGCCGGCCCTCGTTGGCTCCCCCCTGTTCGCGAGAGCGGTCGAAGACCAAAATGGCCACCGGGATGCCCGTGGTCGTGAACAGGTTGGCAGGCAGACCCACCACCGCGTCGAGCAGGTTCTCCTCGATCAGAGCCTGCCGGATACGCCCCTCGGCTCCGCCCCGGAACAGCACGCCGTGCGGAACAATAACGGCCACCCGGCCGCTCTGGCGCTTAGCGATCTCGATCATGTGGGTGATGAAGCCGTAGTCGCCCTTGGACTTCGGCGGAATGCCGCGCCAGTACCTCTTGAACTGGTCGGTGTCCGCGCTCTCTGCCCCCCATTTATCGAGGCTGAACGGTGGATTGGCCACCACGACGTCGAACTTCATCAGGTGATCGCCCTCGACCAGCGCGGGGCTGTTGAGCGTGTCGCACCACTCGATGCGCGCGGCATCCTTGGCGTGGAGAAACATGTTCATCCGCGCCAGCGCCCATGTGGCCCCGTTCACTTCCTGGCCGTAGAGGGCAAAGTTCTCGGACCCAACTTCCTCGGCCGCGCGGATCAGCAGCGATCCGGACCCGCAGGCCGGGTCGCAGATCGTATCGCCGGGCTTGGGCGCTGCCAGCTTCGCCAGCAGGCGGGAAACGGCGGAGGGCGTGTAGAACTCGCCGGCCTTCTTTCCCGCATCCGAGGCAAAGCGCGAGATCAGGTAGATGTAGCACTCGCCGATGATGTCCTCGGTCACGCGGCTGGGGCGAAGGTCCAGTGCGGGCTTGGCGAAGTCCTCCAGCACGTTCTTGAGGCGCCGGTTGCGGTCCTTCACGCGACCGAGATTGGCCTCCGAGTTGAAGTCGATGTTGCGGAACACGCCTTCCAACTTGGTGCGGTTGGCATCCTCGATCCGCTCCAGCGCGATGTTGATCCGCTCGCCGATGTTGGGTTCGTTCCGCGCTTCGTAGAGGTCGTAGAAGCTGGCGCCTTCGGGCAGGACGAAACGCTCACGTTCCAGCCTGCGCCGGATCCGGATCTCATCTCCACCGAAATGCTTGCGATAAGTTTCGAGGTGATCCTTCCAGTGATCAGAGATATACTTCAAAAACAACATCACGAGGATGTAGTCCTTGTACTGACCAGCATCGACGACACCTCGGAACGTGTCGCAAGCGGCCCAGGCCGTCTGGTTGACCTGCTGCTGTGTGAGTTGGTCGGTCATTTGGACGTCCTTTCCATCCCAGTACCGGGGCTATTCCTGTTTGCTTGCTCGACGAGGATCAGGCTGATCATCTGTCTTCGCGTCTCGGCGGCGAGCTGCGAAAGCAAGCGCTCTCGCTCGGCCAGGGCGTCGACCGCTACGATCTTTTCTTGAGTTTCGATGTCCGGCACATCGAGTTCGAGGCTGTCGAGACTGGATCGGGGTATCATCCGGATGTTCGTGCCCCGGGCCGCGGCGTCGAAGTGGCGCTGAGCTGGCGGCTGATTGATCGCCCACGCCAGATACGCTGGCGTCACGACTTCAAGATTCGGACGCAGAACCATCAGAGGGAGCACCGCAAGCGCAGGTTCCTGCAGGCGCTCGTCCAGGGCGGAAGCCGTGTTGCGATCACCCCGTGACCGAAACACAACGTCACCGGCGCGCACGAAGTAGCGGTCCGCCAGGTCTTCCAGTTGGACGCGAGCGAGACGCTCAGGGTGGATATGGCCTTCCGAGGATATGTCCCGCAACTGGATTGCGAGCACGCCCCCAGCGGCCATCGGCTCGAGTCTGCCGCGAGCGGTGTAGCCGGTGTGGATGATGCAGACGTCGGCGAGACGCATCGAGAATCCTCTGTAACCTTCGCTACAGAAGATAGGATCTCGCCACACCGCTGTCAATCGTGATCGCGCTGTAGGGCAACCTACTGCAAAAATGATCAGTTAGGCGCCCGGCGAGATCGGCCGCGGCCCTTGGGGATGCAAGAATGCGAGCCTCTGATCTCCCCACTCCACCGGAAAGGGCACGAGCAGGTCGTCCAACTGCAGCCCCGCCGGTTGCCGCCCGTCGAGAATGGCTTCGACGATATCCGGGGCGAGCAGCGTGAGGCGCAGAACACGGGCGATGTAGGACGGGTTGATCTTCTCGGCCTCGGCAAGATCCTGGACAGTCTGGAAGCGCCCGGAGTCGAGCTGCTTCTTCCATCGATGGGCACGGGCCAGCGCCTTGACCATGGTGTTGTCGATGCGGGCGCGCGGCAGTGCCCACGCATCAGCCCCGTTCGGCGCGATGACGAGCTTGCGCCCACCACGCTTCCGGAAGGTCATCGGCACGGTAACGGTGAGCGCGCCTGCTTCGTGGAAGAAAGCGCCCTTCGCCATCAGGCCGCGTCCTTTCGGTCAGTGAAGGTCTGCAGTTCGCCGAGCAACTTGGTCAGCCCGCCGGAACGGAGGCGGATCGCGATGCCATCGACCTTGACGTCGACCCTTTCGACCAGAAGCTGGACGATGCGCGCCTGCTCGGCGGGGAACAGCTCGTCCCACATCGGATCGAGCCGCTCGAAGGCATCGCGAACCTCCGCCTCTGTGATGCGATCGTCGTGCCGGATCGCGGTCATCCATGTCCGCACGATCAGCTCCGGCGCGCGCAGGAAGCCGCGAAGCTGCTCGATCACCGCCGTCTCGATCTCGGCGGCGGGGATCCGACCCACGGGACAGGTTCCGGGACCGCGTTTGAGGACTGACTGCGTTACATAGTAGCGGTAGAGCCGGTCGCCCTTTCGGGTGTGGCTCGGCGACATGGCGTCACCATTCGGCGAGAAGATCAGGCCACGCAGCAAGGACGGTCCCGACAATCGGGTCTGGTTGGCGCGCATGCGCGGGCTTTCGCCCATGATGGCGTGAGCGCGCTGCCAGAGATCGGCGCTGATGATGGCCTCGTGCTCGCCGGGATAGGCTTCGCCCTTGTGCACGGCCTCGCCGATATAGACCCGGTTGTTGAGCAGCTTGTAGAGCGCGCCCTTGTCGAGCATGTAGCCGCGCCTGCTGCGGATGTTGGCCGCTTGCAGTTCCCGCATCAGCAGCTTGATCGATCCGAGCTTCACGAACCGCTCGAAGATCAGCCGGACGGATGCCGCTTCTTCCTCGTTGACGAGCAGCTTGCGGTTTTCGACGCGGTAGCCGAGCGGCACGTAGCCGCCCATCCACATACCCTTCCGGCGCGAGGCGGCGACCTTGTCGCGGATGCGCTCGCCGATGACCTCGCGCTCGAACTGGGCGAAGGACAGGAGGATGTTGAGCGTCAGGCGCCCCATCGACGTCGTCGTGTTGAACGACTGCGTGACGCTGACGAAGGTGACGCCGCGCCGCTCGAACACCTCGACCAGCTTGGCGAAGTCCATCAGCGAGCGGGACAGCCGGTCGATCTTGTAGACGACGACCACATCGACCTTGCCGAACTCGATATCGGCGATGAGCCGCTTCAGCGCTGGACGCTCCAGCGTGCCGCCCGAGATCCCGCCGTCGTCATAGCGGTCGGCGACGGCAACCCAGCCCTCCGGCTTCTGGCTCAGGATATAGGCGGCGCAAGCCTCGCGCTGGGCGTCGAGGCTGTTGAACTCCATGTCGAGCCCTTCCTCGGACGATTTGCGCGTGTAGATCGCGCACCGCACCTTCGGCGTGATTTTCGTCGTCGGATGATGGCTGGTCGCTGCACGCCTCATGTGCCGCTCCCCGCGCTTTTCAGGCCGAAGAATACCCAGCCGTTCCATTTGACGCCGGTAATGGCCTTCGCGATGGCAGAGAGCGATTTGTACGGTCGGCCCCGGTACTCGTAGCCTTCGACGGTGACCGTCACGATGTGCTCGATGCCCTGAAACTCACGCAGCAAGCGCGTGCCAGCAACCGGCTTGCGGTCGGTGCGAATCCGCCGCGTCTTGGGGTTGGTGTCCTCGACGCCGCGCGCGAGTGCATCGAGCCGTTTCGCCGTCTCGGGCTTGAGCCCGCCATAGGCCAGTTCCTGGATGCGATAGGCCAGACGGCTTTCGAGGAAGCGCCGGTTGTAGGGCGGTGCTTCGGTGCCATGCAGATCGCGCCACATCGTTTTCAGGGCGGGCGTGGGCATGGTCTTAATGGCGGCGACGCGCGCCAGCACGGGATCATTCATGGGCGGTCTCCGCCGAGTTGCGTGTCCGCATGACGGCGTCGGTCGGCGGTGAAGTCCACCGAACTGTCTCCGCACTCGCGAGATAAAGGTGTGGATCGTCCCTCCCGCCGCTGCCGAAGCCGGACGACGCCGCGTGCGAGGATCTCGGCGGCCTCGTCGAGCCGCTCGGCATCGCTCATCAGTTCGGGGCGCAGGGCGTTGGGGCCAGTCATTCGGTCACCGGGTCTCCTCCCCGGTCACCTACTCAGCATGTGGAGAAACCGTCTCAGGGGCTGCAACCTGAATCGACTCACGGCCACGCTTGCGATAGAACGTAGCAAGAACATCACCTTTGCTATCGGACCGCTGCCATGGCCAAGAACGTCAAGAAATTCGTGAACCGCGATTTCGCGAAAACCGTCGACCTCGATCTGCTCAAGCGGTTGATCGATCCCTACGCCGCGACGATCCATCTCGACTGGAATGGACTGCCTGCTGATGAAAAGGAGAGGCGCGAGGCGATCTTCGAGTTCTTCCGCGGGACCGACGAGACGTTTCCGGCCGAACTGCTCGATGCGCTCCACAAGATCATGGTCTTGTCCAACGAGAATGGCGCTCGGCTACTCCACGAGCAGGCCGATCTGGCAGGGGTGGCCATCGTGCCGCCCGATGAGGCCGACGCGAAGATCGTGACGCCTCGCCATCTCGCTCTGCGGGCGTTCCTGGACCATCGCGCGGTCTTCGACCTGACCCTCGACAAGTTCGCCTTCTGGGCGGTGAAGTCGCCGACGGAATTCAGCGGCGCGAAGGAAGGTGTCGAGTCGCGCCACACGGATGACGCCGCGAAGGAAGCCTTTCGCGCTGCCGCTTCGGGTTATTTCGCCGGACGCTACCTCGGCAAGTACTGCGACGTGCGCTGGTATCCGGAGGACGATGAAATCTGCATCCTCGTGCTGCACGGCAAGAACGCCGTGACCGCCAACGTGGAAGAGAACGGGTCCGAGCGCACGTTGACCTATCGCGAGATCGCACAAGACACGATCCGGTACCATTCCGCGACAGGCCGGGTCTGGATCAGCGCCACGGCGGCGGCGGAACGCAAGAAGTTGGCCGAGCTGTTCGCCGAGCACATGCTCGGAGACAAGAACTTCTTCAAGGGCGCGAACGCCGAACAGATCTACACGCTGGCTCCGATCCAGCGGCAAGGCACCGGCTTTCGCTTCAACCACGCCTGGGATCCCGACACCAACGCCATCCTGGTGAAGGAAATCCAGATCGACGAAGGCGAGCATGAGGTCGACGGCAAGGTCCGCTATTCGCCCTGGGCGATGACGGTCCGCGACAGCCAGAACGCGATCGTCCGGCTCGTCGAGCTGGCGCCCGACATCGACTTCGACGATCTGCGCATCAATTACGTCAAGCTGGAGTTCCGTTTCGAGAGCGGCGGGCGCGAGCACAAGGTGATCGTGAAGGTAAAGCCGCCGAATATCGCAAGCTTCCGCAACCACGCCTTTGAGAAGCAGATCCTGGAGCATCTTGAGCGCAATGGCATCCGCCTCACACGTCAGCCTGTCGCGACTGCTGTTGCAGCGGAGTGATCAGCATCCGATCAGGATCATCGATGGGGCCGATCTTCGCGACCAGCCGCCGGAGATCGTGCGCCAGTTTCTGACGCTCGGATTGCTGGTCGAGCGCGAAGCTCCATCGGATGTCGACGGCTTCGCGATCCAGCACAGCGGCGGTCGAGCTATTGCCGTCAACCTAGACGGCGACGGGATCACGACGGAGGTCGATCCGACGTCGATTCGTCAGTTCGACATCGACATGATGGCAGTCTGCCGCCAGTTGCGGCGGGCTTCCACCGTGCTGGCGGGAAGACCTGTCGAGCCGGTGGGCGTCAGCGCATTCTGGCTCGGCGCGATCGGAACCGGCAGTCGCAGGCTTGAATACTTCCTGGCACGACGTCTGCGCGCAAAGACTGCGGTCGACATCGCGTTCGCCTTGAAGGCCCATGCCGGGGGCCTGCCCATTGTCGTCCTGACGCCAACCGAACGCGATCTGCCCATGGCGGTGCGACGGCAACTGGATGGCGCGGACATCACGCTCGCCGCAATCGACGAACTTCTCGACGCCAACGCGTCTGAACCGCTCGCGATCAAGATCCCGACGCCGGTCAGCAAGACACCTCGATCAGCGCAAACACGTCTTGCCGTCGATGTTGAGGGCGGCAGCGCGCGCTGCGATGGGACGCTGCTGTCGCTGCCGCGCCGAGAGTTCCAAGTGCTTGTCCGACTGGTCAACGAGCGCACGAACGAGGACGGCTGGGTCAGCCGCGATGTCCTCGCGGATGCCTTGAAAGCCGCGACCGGCAGCAACGACCGGAACGACGAGCAGATCGACAAGGTCGTCAGCAACCTCCGGAAGGTGCTGCGGGCTGCCGGTATGACTGACGGTCCGAAGGGGACCTATCCGATCCAATCTGGTCGCGGTCAGGGCTGCCGTCTGCTGATCCCCGCAAACGAGATCCACGTCTTCTGAGCGCCGGCAGGTTCGCGGCAGCTTCACGAGAGCTCCGCGACAGGGTTCGAACCGCTCGAATGGGCACCGTCTCGCCATCGAAACCCGATGACGAGGCTCTGCCCCATGTCCTTCACTCCCTCGCCGGAACAGCTCCATACGCTGTTGCACGAAGCCGATGCCGCTGCCCGCAGCCTGGTGCGGCGGATGCGACTGCCCCGCCATGATCTCGAAGACATTCGCCAGGATCTGATCACGGACGCCTTCGCGCGGCTGGCGGCTTTCGATCCGGCGCGTGGGTCGATCGGTGCGTTCGTCGCGACCGTTATGGCGAACCGCGCCACGCGGATCATGCGGCGTGTGATCGCCGAGCGTCGCATGTTCGGCTTCGAGCCGATGTCCATCGATGCGCCGTTGATGGACGGCGACGCCGAGACGTTCGCCGACACGACGCCTGAGGACGCAGGTCTCGGCACGCTCTGGGGACAGAGCAGCCGCGGTGTCCATGCCGCGATCACGCGCCTCGATGTCGAGCGCTGTCTCGGAGCGATCGATCGGCGCGACGGCGCGCTTTGCGCGGCCCTGACGGGGAAGAGCGTCGATGCGCTCGCCGCCGAGGGTCGCGGCTCGCGCGCCGGCCTCTACCGCCGGATCCAGACGCTGCGCGGGACGCTTCTCGCCCGCGGCCTTGCGGCCGCCTGAGACGGTTTCCGGACCTGGTGAGTAGGAGCCGCTCATGAGCAACACGATCATTCCCTTCTCGACGGCGAGGCTCCGGATCTCGGAGATCGACTTCTGTGGCTGGCTGGGCCAGGCCACGCCCGGCGACTGCCTCGAATACCATCGCGGGTTCCTCGCCCTCGACGGCATGCCGATGGCAACCCGGCTTCCGCCCAAGGACCGCACCGAACTCCTGAAGCTCGGGCGGCGCGCGATGTGGGCGGCCGAACAGGGGCTCGCGCATCTCGTCCAGCGGCGTCACGGACCTGACGACTTCTCCTACCTCGCCGTAGCGCGGCGGAAGCCGAAGTCGTCGCCGGTCTCGCTCTCCGCCCTCCTCGCCGAGGAGGTCGCGTGATGACCGATCCTCACAACAACCTGCCGACGCTCGACGCGCTTCGCACCATGCCGATCGCGGAGATCACGGCCTTGCCGGCAGAGGTTCTCGCCGTGCTCCAGGACGAAGCTGACGCGGCGCTCAAGAGCGCGAGGTCGCTGAAGGACTGGCTGGACGGCGCCATCGCGCTGAAGTTCGGCGAGCGTGCGCGTGAAGCCCGCGCGGCTCTGGGCAAGGACACCGGCACGGTCCGCTTCACCGACGGCACGGTCACCATCGTCGCCGATCTGCCGAAGAAGACCGAGTGGGATCAGGCCAGGCTCGCCGCTCTCGTCGAGACGATCCGCGCCTCCGGCGACGACCCCAGCCAGTACGTGGAGATCAGCCTCTCGGTCTCCGAGCGCGCCTTTGGCGCCTGGCCCGACGCGATCCGCCGCACCTTCGAGCCGGCCCGGACGCTCAGGACCGGCAAACCGACCTTCCGACTGCTCCGCGACTGAAAGGACCACCTCATGTTCTCGTTCGGCAAATCCACCCCAGATGCGCCCCTGTCGGCGATCAAGGCGCTGCAGAAATCCCACTACAGCCTCGGCTCCTTGCCGGAGACGATCCGTGTCCCGGCAAGCCCCGGTCACGACGCGGTCGATGCAAGGCCCATCACCGAGGCGACGCTCGACGACATCGCCTTCGCGCTGCGGGGCCTCGAAGCCGAGTTCAACGCCATCGGCGACCGGATGCATGCGCTCCGGAAGCTCTCGCAGATCGCGCGTGACGCCGGCGGCGTCGGGGCCGATCGCGCGGTCGAAGCCGCAGCCCGCGCCAAGGCGGAGCGCTGATCATGGCGCTCCCGATCATCACCGCCGATCAGCGCCTTGCCGAAGCTCGTTGCGTCAAGGGCTGCATCTTCGGCAAGTCCGGTATCGGCAAGACGAGCCTGCTCTGGACGCTCGATCCGAAGACGACGCTCTTCCTCGACCTCGAGGCGGGAGACCTCGCCATCGAAGGGTGGACCGGCGACGCGCTGCGTCCCCGCACCTGGGCCGAGTGCCGCGATCTGGCGGTGTTCATCGGCGGGCCGAACCCGGCGCTGCGCTCCGACCAGGCCTATGGCGAGGCGCATTTCGCGGCGGTCGCCGAGCGCTTCGGGCCGCCGAGCGTGCTCGATCGCTACGAGACGATCTTCGTCGACTCGATCACCGTCGCCGGCCGGCTTTGCTTCCAGTGGTGTCGCGGGCAACCCGAGGCGATGTCCGAGAAGACCGGCAAGCCCGACGTGCGCGGCGCCTACGGTCTCCATGGCCGGGAGATGATCGGCTGGCTCACCCAGCTGCAGCACGCCCGGGCGAAGAATGTCTGGTTCGTCGGCATCCTCGACGAGCGGCTCGACGACTTCAATCGGCGCGTCTTCTCGCCCCAGATCGACGGCTCCAAGACCGGCCTCGAATTGCCCGGCATCGTCGATGAGGTCCTGACGATGGCCGAGGTGAAGGCCGAGGACGGCACGAACCGCCGAGCCTTTATCTGTCAGACCCTGAACACGTTCGGCTTTCCCGCGAAGGACCGCAGCGGCCGTCTTGCCATGGTCGAGGAGCCGCATCTCGGACGCCTGATGGCGAAGATCCGCGGGCCCTCGCGACAGCCGCTCGACTTCTCCGGCCGCCTGCCGGCCTCGACCCCGTCCCACGCCGCTTCGAACGACCAGACCAAGGAGTGATCCATCATGTCCAACTGGAATGATTTCAACGACGCAAGGTCAACCACCAGCGTCATCCCGAAGGGCGCGATCGCCAAGGTTCGCCTCTCGATCCGCCCCGGCGGCTACGACGATCCGAGCCAGGGGTGGACCGGCGGCTACGCAACGCGCGGCTCCACCGGCGCGGTCTACCTCAACGCCGAGTTCACGGTGCTCGAAGGCCCGTACGCGCGGCGCAAGATCTTTTCGCTGATCGGGCTTTACAGCCCGAAGGGCCCGGACTGGGGCAATATGGGACGGGCGCTGGTGCGCACGATCCTCAACTCGGCGCGCGGCATTTCCGACAAGGACGTCTCGCCCCAGGCCCAGTCCGCCCGGCGCATCCGCGGGCTCAGTGATCTCGATGGCATCGAGTTCGTCGCCAAGATCGATGTCGGCACCGACACCAATGGCGATCCGAAGAACGAGATCAGGACCGCCGTCACGCCCGATCACAAGGAGTACGCCGGGGTCATGGGGCCGGTGGCGCAGTCCTTCGGTTTCCAGAGCGGCGGCGCTGCGCAGACGGCAGCCCAGCCTGCGGCGACTCCGGCGGCCGGCATGCGTCCCTCTTGGGCGCAGTGAGGCGACGCCATGCTGCTTCGCCCCCGTCAGAAACTCTTCGTGGAGCGCAGCGTCGCGGCGCTGCGCAGCCACGGCAACACGATCGGCGTGGCGCCCACCGGCGCAGGCAAGACGATCATGCTGTCCGGCGTGGTCGGCGAGATCCTGAAAGAGCGCGACACGAAGGCCTGCGTGCTCGCGCATCGCGACGAGTTGACGGCGCAGAACCGCGCCAAGTTCGCCCGGGTCAATCCGGGCCTGTCGACCTCCGTGGTCGATGCGGGCGAGAAGTCCTGGCAGGGGCGCGCCACCTTCGCCATGGCGCCGACGCTCGCGCGCGAAAGCAATCTCGACCAACTCCCGGCGCTCGATCTTCTCGTCATCGACGAAGCGCATCATGCCGCCGCCGACGGCTACCGGCGCATCATCGACCGGGTCCAGACGCGCAACCCGAAGGCGCTGATCTATGGCGTGACGGCGACGCCGAACCGTGGCGATCGCAAGGGCCTTCGCCCGGTTTTCTCGAATGTCGCCGACCAGATCCGGATCGGCGAACTCATCGCCTCCGGCCACCTCGTGCCGCCGCGGACCTTCGTGATCGACGTCGGCGTCCAGTCCGACCTCGGGCGGGTCCGCAAGACCGCCGAGGATTTCGACATGGCCGAAGTCGCGAAGGTGATGAACCGGACGCCCGTGACGGAAGCCGTTATCCGCCATTGGCGCGAAAAGGCAGGTGATCGGCAGACGGTCGTGTTCTGCGCCGATGTCGCCCACGCCACCGCTGTCGCGAACGCCTTCCGTGAAGCCGACGTGCCGACGGTGCTGGTCACCGGCGAGATGACGGAGGCGAGCCGCAAGGCTGCCCTCGCCGACTTCGCCGAGACCCGAGCGCGCGTTATCGTCAACGTGGCGGTCCTGACCGAGGGATGGGACCACCCGCCGACCTCTTGCGTCGTGCTGCTGCGCCCGAGTTCGTGGCGCTCGACCATGGTCCAGATGGTCGGTCGCGGCTTGCGCACGGTGAACCCGCAGGAACACCCGGGCGTCGTCAAGACGGACTGTGTCGTCCTGGATTTCGGCACGTCCACGCTGCTCCACGGCTCGCTGGAGCAGGATGTCGATCTCGATGGTCGCGAGGCGACCGGGGAAGCGCCGACCAGGACGTGCCCGTCCTGCGATGCGATCATCCCGCTCTCATCGCGGGATTGCCCGCTCTGCGGCCATGCCTTCACCTGCGACGACGCCTCGGATGCGCCGCAGCCGCTCGGCGACTTCGTGATGAGCGAGATCGATCTCCTGAAGCGGTCGAGCTTCAAGTGGTGCGATCTGTTCGGCGACGATGCCGCGCTGGTCGCGACCGGCTTCTCCGCCTGGGCGGGCGTCTTCTTCCTGAACGGGCGCTGGTACGCGGTGGGCGGCCGGCAGGGCCAACCAACCACGCTCGTCGGCACCGGCGAGCGCATGGTCTGTCTGGCGTCCGCCGATGACTGGCTGAACGAGCACGAGAGCGACGAGACCGCGCATAAGACCCGCCGCTGGCTCTCGCAGCCCCCGACCGACAAACAGCTGGCGCTGCTGCCGATGGAGTATGCCCAAGACTTCGGTCTGACCCGCTACCAGGCCTCCGCGCTGATCGCCTTCCAGTTCAACAAGGCCGCGATCCGTCGGCTCGTGTTCGGGGCCGATCGCGATGCGCTGGCGAGGGCGGCGTGATGACAGGCGACGCCCATGACACCTTCGCAGCAACCGATGTCGGACCGGGAGCGTCTCTGGCACCCGAAGGGCATCCCCTGCGCCGTCTGCGGGAAACCATCACGCGGCTTTGGCTGGCGCGAGCCCTTCCGTACGAGCCGGCCGCGCCCGGAGCGCTGGTTCTGCTCGATCACCTGTCAGGCCTTCTGGTCCTCGTCGGCACGGAGGCGTTCCGTGGTTGATCTGACCGAACAGGAACGCGCCGCCATGCGTGCCGCGCTACGGCCCGTCGCCGAGCTCATGGAGGAGATCGGCTGGACGACGCCGCTCGCCAGCCTCTCCGAAACGCAGGTGCTGACCCTGATCGAAGCCGCCATCGGCGGATTTCAGGAAGCGATGGCGGCGAGCGCCGCGCAGGCGAGCACGGAGATCCCGTTCTGATGCTCGACTTCAATTCGCGCACGACCTTTGAAGACCACCTGAACCAGCGCATCGATGCGGCGCTCGTGGGCGAACGCGCTGCCGTCCCTGCGCGCGGCTATCTCGGAGCTTCCCGCCTCGGTGTCGCCTGCGACCGCGCGCTTCAGTTCGAGTTCACGGACACCCCGCGTGATCCTGGCGCGAGCCTCGTTGGTCGGACGCTCCGGATCTTCGAGATCGGCCATGCTCTCGAAGAGGTCGCCATTCGCTGGCTGCGTGCAAGCGGCCTCGATCTCGTCACACGCACGAGGGACGGCGGGCAGATCGGCTTCTCCGTCGCGGGCGGCCGCATCCGTGGTCATGCCGACGGCGTGGTGTTCGGAGCTCCCAACATGCCGGCCCTTCAGGTTCCGGCGCTGTGGGAATGCAAGACGATGAACGCCAAGGCGTGGCGGGAGACCGTCGCCAAGGGCGTTGTCCTCGCGAAGCCGATCTATGCCGTCCAGATCGCAATCTATCAGGCCTATCTGGAGCCTGCGCTGCCGGGCGTCTCCGAGCATCCGGCGCTCTTCACCGCCATCAACAAGGATACCGCCGAGCTTCACCACGAACTCGTGCCGTTCGACGCCACCAGGGCTCAGGCCGCGAGCGACCGCGCCGTGCGCATCCTGCGCGCCACCGACGCGCATGAACTGCTGCCGCGCATCGCGCACGACCCGACGCACTTCGAGTGCCGCTTCTGCCCGTGGGCCGAGCGTTGCTGGAGGCTGCCCGGATGAGCGCTGACGCGGACCTCCGATCCAGCGATGCCCGGTCCGCGGCCGAGCCCATGCTCGCACCGGACCAGGACGCCATCGCGCTCTTCATCGACCGCGTCTTCGGCTATTGCGATGGGCTGATCCCTGTGCGCGGCCTTGCCGAGAAGGGAAGCTCGGGCCGCCCCCACACCGCCTGGATCGAAGCGGATCGCGACGCCGCCGCGAAAATCCTGACCTCGGCCATCTGGGCCGCGCGCGAAGGCGCGGCGCTCTATGTCGTGCCCGGAACCGTCGCCGAGACGGGCAAGGCCAAGGCCGAGGACGTCCGGCAGATCCAGACCATCGTCGTCGATCTCGACTCCGGCGATGTTGAGGCGAAGCTTTCTCACCTCAGGCAGCATCTGCCGCCACCGGTGATCGTGGTCGAAAGCGGCGGCCGCACCGAGACCGGCGCGCCGAAGTTGCATGTCTGGTGGCGCCTCAATGAGCCCGCCGAGGGCACCGACGTCGATCTCGTCTGCGCGCTGCGCGGTTTGATTGCCGACAAGGTCGGCGGCGACCCGCATTTTCGCTCGGCGCATCAGCCGATCCGCGTCGCGGGATCGGTCTACTTCAAGGGCGGAGCCTCGCGCCTTGTCGCCATCCGCGAGAGCTCAGCGAGCGAAATCGACCTGCGTGAATTCGCCGACGCGGTCGAGGCGATGCCGGCGCTTCCGGGTCTCGCAGCGCCCATCGAGACGCACGCAACGCCTGACAAGCCGACGCTCGATGACGTTCTGTCCCGTCGCACTCGCGCGGGCGGCGTCGATCCCGTTACCCGCTTCGAAGCGGCCAGCATGGCGATCGGCCATCATGTCCGGCTCGTTCATGAAGGGCGCGAGACCGAGGACGAGGCCCGGCGCGCGATCCAGGAGTTCAACCAGGCCTGCCTCGATCCGCCCTGGCCGCCGGAACGCATCGATGCGGAATTCGATCGGCTCTGGCGCCGGCATGTCGCCCGCAACGGACCCGGTCTGACGCTTGGCCACGCACCGGTCGCATCGATCCCGGCCTTCACGCTCGGCGCGCTCATCGACGACAAGAGCCCCATGCCGGCCGACATCATCGCGCCGCGCGTGCTCACGCCCGGTGGCATGCTGGTGCTCGGCGGCGCGCCGAAGGTCGGCAAGAGCGATTTCCTGATCAGCCTGCTCGCCCACATGGCGGCGGGGGCCGCGTTTCTCTGCTTCAAGCCGCCGCGCCCTCTGCGCGTGTTCTACCTTCAGGCGGAGATCGACTACCACTACCTGCGCGAACGGCTTCAGGGCCTCAGCCTGCCGAAGCCGGTCCTCGCCATTGCGCGCGACAATCTCGTCGTGACGCCGAAGCTCCGGCTCATCCTGGACGGGCGTGGCCTTGGCCTGGTCGAAGCCGCGATCCTCGGCGCGTTCGAGAGCGAGCGCCCGGACATTCTGTGCATCGATCCGATCCGCAATCTGTTCGACGGCGGTCCCGACGGTGGCGGCGAGAACGACAATGACGCGATGCTGTTCTTCCTGCAGGCCCGGGTGGAGGCGCTGCGCAACGCTGCAGCCCCCGATGCCGGGCTGATCCTCTGTCACCACACCCGCAAGGCGCAGAAGAAGCAGATCGCCGAGGATCCGTTCCAGGCGCTTGCCGGCGCCAGCGCGCTGCGCGGCTTCTACAGCGCCGGCATCCTCATGCACCGCCCCGACGAGGAGCGCCCCGAGCGCCGCCTCGAGTTCGAACTGCGCAACGGCCCCGCGATCGATCCCATCCTCATCGACAAGCGGCAAGGCCGCTGGATCATGCTCGATCCGAAATCCGAGCGCCTGGTGCGCAAGGACCTTGGCGAGCGGCTCGATGCCGAGCGCGCGCGCAAGCGCGACGTGATCCTCGACATTCTCGATGAGCAGGCGCGCGCCGGACACCTCTACACCGCCCTGCAATTCGCCGAGGCCTTCGAGAACCAGGCGGGGCTTGGCGGGCGCACGACGATCCGTGAGCGCGTCAGCGTGCTCGCCACCAAGGGTTACGTGAAGTTCACCCGCGACGGCGGGCCCTATGGCCTGCCTAACGCCCGCTCGAAGCTCGGCTACCTCGTGATCGAAGGCATGCAGTTCCCGTCGGGCGAGAGCGTCGATGCGGACACCGGCGAGGTGACCCCCGCCTTCATCCCCGTCCTTCCGACCCACTACAAAGCAGCCCAGACCGGCGCGGTTCTCGACGTCGAAAACCCGTTCGTCTGGGTCTATCCCGAAGGAGAGACCCCATGATTTCCCCCGGCGAGAAGTTGCCAACGGCGCTGTCCTGGCAACTGGCAACTTCGGCAACTGGCAACTTGCCGACACGAAAAGTCGTTCCGTTCCAGAGGCTTAGCGAAGCGACGAAGTTGCCGGTCGGCAATCTGGCAACTTCCCTCCGGCAACTTGGCAACTTCAAAAGATCGTTCGAATTCAACGGCTTGAGGAAGTTGCCAGATTGCCAGAATTCCTGCTCTCCCTACGGGAGAGACGAGCGAGCGCCCATCAGGCGCGCTCGTCCGTCGCGACTTGTGTCGTCGGCAGCGGCGTTGGCAACCACCCTCCAGCCTGTCTCCGTCGCACCGCTCGATCCGACCATGGTGCACCTTGGCACCGATCCCCTGCGACCGGGACAGGGCCCACTCCTCGCCCTTGATCTCGGCACGACCACCGGCTGGGCGCTGCGGCTCGCGACCGGTCAGATCCTGCATGGCTCGGTCTCGTTCCGGCCGAGCCGCTTCGATGGCGGCGGCATGCGCTTCGTCCGCTTCTCCGCCTGGCTCGCCACCCTGATCACCGACGCAGGTGGTCTCGAAGCGATCTACTTCGAAGAGGTCCGCCGCCACCTCGGTGTCGACGCAGCTCACCTCTATGGCGGCTTCCTCGCCACGCTGACCGCGTGGTGCGAGCATCGAGCCATCGCCTATCAGGGCGTGCCCGTCGGCACCATCAAGCGCCATGCGACGGCCAAGGGCAATGCGGGCAAGGACGCCGTCATCGCCGCCGTCACTGCGCGCGGCTTCAACCCGAAGGACGACAACGAAGCCGACGCCATCGCGCTGCTCCTCTGGGCCATCGAGACCAAAGGAGGCGTGCGATGAGATGGGCGCCACCCGGCTTCGGCGGCAAACGGCGATCGCCGGAAGAGATCAAGCGCGAAGGCTGGCGCGAGCAGAAGGTCCTCGTGGTCAGCGAGACCGATCCGCGCCTGACCTGGCCCGAGCGTGAGCTCGTGCGGCAACTCGGAGACAAGCTCTACGGATACAGAAAGGAGGCGCGGCATGGACGTCTGGACCCGTGATCAGGTGGAAGAACGGCTCGCCGAGGCGGCTGATGCCCTGAAGCGCCTGCCTGATGCGAAAGGTCAGGGGTATTTCAGCACCTGGCCGCAGATCGTGTACGAGTTCGCGGATCTCGTCGGCCAGGAGCCCCCACGACTGCGCCGCCCCCCGCCGTCGCCTGCCGCCATCTCGCGGATGGAAAAGACCTTCGACTGGTTCGCCTGGCTGGAGCCGGAAGACGCCAAGCTCGTCTGGGCGCGCGCCGAGGGCACACCGTGGAAGCCCATCTGCTGGCGCTTCGGGCTGTCGCGCGCAACGGCGCACCGCCGCTGGGAGTACGCGCTGAGCGTCATCACGTGGCGGCTCAATGGACGGCGGCCACCCGCGAAGCGCTCGCAGCGATTCGTGGTCGATGCGACGCGGCGCGTGTCAAGCTGAATGCATCTCGTGAGACAATTTTCAGTGAGACATTTCCCGGCGAGACATAACGGCCCGAATTCGCGTATCCCGGTGGCATGTTCGCGAGAGGCGCATCCGAAGCGGCCCGGCTGACGCGTTTGGTTCCTTCCCGGCGGATACCCTATGCGGGAGGGCGCGGCGCGAAACGTCGCTAGCGGCAGGCCGGATTTTTTGGGAAGCCACCCGGAGTCCAGCGCCTTTCATGGCCGCTCCGAAGTCCCGACGAACACAAGCATTTTGCCTCGTAGCCGCCTGCCACGCCTGGACCCTTCGCGGAGTCCGGCTCGGTATCCGGCATCCAGCGGCCAGCGGATATCCACCTTGGCACATGCCGCCAGATAATCAGTAGGAACCCGCATGACGTTCGCGCTCGATGCGTTCAACGCGCCTGGGACGGCGGTGGCGTTGGTCCAGCGCTCGCATGTGAAGAACCGGCGGATGCGCCTTCGCAGTTGCCCGGACTGCGGCAGGATCGATGAGGTCAGGGCCGACAACCTTGCGCCACGATGCCGACGATGTGCGGGTCGCCCGATGCTGGAGATGGGACGCGAACTAAAATCCGCGGGACGGAATCGTGAAACGTGCCAGCATTGCCGGATCGACTTTCCGGCACCTCCCAGCAGCCGCCAGAAGTTCTGCAGCCGGGCGTGCCGGGTTGCCGCGCGGTCGACCGAACGGACCTGCACGACCTGCGGCACTGAGTTTCGCATTGCGCGGTCGATCCTGTCTGGACGAAGCAACTCTTGCGGGCGCTTCTGCTCCCGGCCTTGCTACGAGCGTCACCTCTGCCGCACGCCCCGCATTCGCGGACGGGGATCACGCTGGGTTGCTGTTCGACGGGAAGCGCTCCGGCTGACACCGTTCTGCGCCTGCTGCGGCGGGCGAAAGCACCTCCAGGTGCACCACATCATTCCGTTCCGCCTCACGCAGGACAATTCGCAAACCAATCTCATCCCGCTTTGCCGCGTCTGCCACAAGCGGGTGGAGACGGTGTTTCACAATATCGAAGCCGCGGCTCCGCCGATCCCGCTCACCAAGCTGGTTTTGTTCTGCAGCATTCATGCGATGCGGACGGTAACCCTCCACAAGCTCAAGGCCTTGAAATCAGATGCTTCACACCGCGCTGCAGCTTGAAGACTGGCCCATCGGCCGGCTGATCGAATATGACCGCAACCCGCGCAAGAACGATGATGTTGTCGACCGGATGGCGCAGGCCATCGTGGAATTCGGGTTTCGCATTCCGATTGTCGCGCGCAGTGACGGGCTGGTTGTCGACGGGCACCTCCGGCTCAAGGCGGCACGGCTGCTTGGCCTTGACAGCGTGCCCGTGGTCCTGGCGGACGAGTTGTCGGAAACCCAGATTAGGGCGTTCCGTTTGCTCGCCAACCAGTCGGCGAATTGGGCCGAGTGGGACGATGCGCTGCTTTCCGGTGAGCTTCAGGAACTCGTCGCCGATGATTTCGACCTGTCGCTGATCGGCTTTTCCGATGGCGAGCTCGACCGGCTGCTCGCGTTCGAGCCGGGCGCCGAGACCTCCGATGCTACAGGCGTCGCCCCCGTCGTTATCCCGGAACCGCCGCGCAATCCGGCATCTCGCCTCGGCGATCTGTGGACGCTGGGCGATCACCGGCTGCTCTGCGGCGACAGCACGAGTGCCGCCGATGTCCGCCGCCTGATGAATGGCCAGCGGGCGATCCTGTTCGCCACCGACCCGCCTTATCTCGTCGACTACGACGGCTCGAACCATCCGACCCGCAACAAGGACTGGTCGCCATCCTACGGCGTCACCTGGGATGACAGCAGCCAGGGCGCGGAGCTATATGACGGCTTCATCGCGGCGGCCGTTGCCGAGGCGATCGCGGAAGACGCCGCCTGGTATTGCTGGCACGCCTCGCGCCGCCAGGCGATGCTGGAAGCCTGCTGGGAGAAGGCGGGCGCGTTCGTCCATCAGCAGATCATCTGGGTGAAGGACCGCGGAGTTCTGACCCGGTCGCACTACCTCTGGAAGCACGAGCCCTGCTTCATGGGCTGGATCAAGGGCAAGCGCCCGCCGAAGGTGGCCGAGGAAACGCTGCCCTCGACATGGGCGCTACCGAGTTTCGCCAAGGACGATCGACCAGATCACCCGACGCCGAAACCGCTCGATGCCTTCGGTATCCCGATGCGTCAGCATGTGGCGCGGGGCGGGCTTTGCTACGAGCCGTTTTCCGGTTCAGGTTCGCAGATCATGGCGGGCGAAGCCAATGGCCGCCGTGTCTTCGCGATGGAGATCAGCCCGGCTTATGTCGATGTCGCCATCGAGCGCTGGCAGGCCGACACCGGACGCGAGGCGATCCTCGACGGCGACGGACGGACCTTCTCGCAGGTGAGGACCGAGCGGTTCGGCGAGACCGCGCATCTTCAGGACCCGGCCGCATGAAGCAATCGCGCGCCATGTCGCTGGCCGAGTCTCTCGTCAACGTCGCGGTAGGCTATGGGCTTGCCGTCGTCACACAGCTGCTCGTCTTTCCCCTGTTCGGGCTGCACACGACACTTGCCGAGAATATGACGATCGGCGCGATCTTCACCGCAGTGTCGATCGGCCGATCCTATTGCCTTCGAAGAATATTCGAGGGACTGCGCGTATGCCGGGAGATCAAGGAAGCCGCCGAGGCCTGACCTCGACGGCTTTGGAATGTTCGAGTCAGACGATCCGGTACACCCGTCCGCGCGCTTCAACCTTTTCCGATGTGACATCGAGCCCGAACTTCTTCTTGAGTGCTCCGGCAATCGCGCCGCGCACCGTGTGGGCCTGCCAGCCGGTAGCGGCTGTAATTTCCTCGATGGTTGCGCCTTCCGGCGCGCGCAGCATGGCGATCAGCGCGGACTGCTTGGTCCCGGCGCGTGGCGTGCGCGTCGATTGCGCGGCTTCGGAAGCAGCGTCCGGCGTGGGATCCGCCTTCGGCGCTTCGGTCGTGATCGTGGGCGCGGTTTCGGCATCATCCGGCTCGATCCCGATAGCGGCAAGGCCAGCATCGGTCGCGACCAGCGTCGTTCCGTGGCCGTCACCGGTTTCGCGCCAGAGCGGTTCGCCCCGGCGTGAGTTTGCTTCGACCTCTTCGATCAGCCCCTTCGCGATCATCGCGCCGACGACCTTGGCGGCTGCTCCTCCCCGCAGGCTGTCGGGCAGCGGCAGGGCAATGCGCTCGGGCCGCTGTGCGGCGGCGCTCAGGATTATGGCTTGGGTGTCGGAAAGCTGTGTCATCGGAACCTCCAGTTCGAGAGCGCCGCGACCATCGCGGGGCTTCTACGAGGCCAAGCCCCGCAAGCGCGGGGCTGGCGCGACGGTCGACTGGATCATTCGGCGTGTTCGCCTTCGCGGAAGGCGCTGTCGGTGATGCGCTTGAGCAGTTCGGCGTAGTGGGCAAGCGTCCCGACATGGCCCCAATGCACCTCGTCCGGATGAACGTCGAAATGGTCGTCGCTCAGGGCGACAAGTCGCGCCAGCATGGCGTCGATCTCGACCTTGCGGGCGATGAAAGCGTCGAGGGCCTGGGCGTTCTTGGTGCGGCTGGTCATCCGGGGTCTCCTTGGTTCGTGACCCCATACAGGCTCTGTCCCGGACGCTTATCAAGGCAATAAGTGCATCAAATCATTATGTTTTTGGAGCTGACATGCAGGGCATGAGCGAGCGCCAGTACGCGTCCCATGTCGGCCTGTCGCGGGGCGCGATCCAGAAGGCGAGGATGTCGGGACGGCTCGTCCTGCATGCCGATGGTTCGATCGATGCGCGGGCCAGCGATGCGCGCCGCGCGTCGATGACCGACCCCTCGAAGCAGCGTCGTGATGGAGCCGAGGCCAAGCTGAAGCCCGTCCCCGATGCGGCCTTGTCCGCAGTCGGCGACACGCTGCGCGAAAGCGGGATCGCGCCATCGCCGGCTGGCGGCGGGACCACGTTTCTCCAGGCCAAGACCGCCAACGAGGTGCTGAAGGCTCAGGAACGGCGTCTGCGTCTGCAGCGCATGAAGGGCGAGGTCATCGACCGAGCGCGGGCGACGGCGCTTGTTTTCCGACTGGCGCGCGAGGAGCGCGATGCATGGGCGAACTGGCCGGCACGGATCGCGGCACTGATGGCAGCGGAACTCGGCCTCGAAGCGCACGCGATGCAAAAGGTTCTGGAGACCCATGTCCGAGCGCACCTCGCCGATCTCGCCGAGGTCGCCACAGATTTTCGCTGACGCGGACCGTCGGTCAGAGGAGCTTTTCGCCTTCGAAGGCGTCGATGCGCTCGTCCAAGCCTGGCGCGATGGGCTCACGCCCGATCCTACGCTTACCGTGGCGGAATGGGCGGATCGGCATCGGTTCCTGAGCCCCCGCGCTTCGGCCGAGCCCGGGCGGTATCGCACCGATCGCACACCCTACATGCGCGCCATCATGGATGCGCTGTCGCCCGGCAACGCCGCGCGCCGCATCGTCTTCATGAAGGCGGCGCAGGTCGGCGCGACCGAGGCCGGCAACAACTGGATCGGCTACGTCATCCACCATGCGCCGGGACCCATGCTCGCGGTCCAGCCGACGGTGGAACTGGCGAAGCGCTTCTCGCGCCAACGCATCGATCCGCTCATTGCGGAAAGCCCGGTGCTGCGCGAGCGCGTCAAGCCGCAGCGCTCGCGCGACGCCGGCAACACGGTTCTGTCGAAGGAGTTCCCGGCGGGGCTTCTGGTCATCACCGGCGCCAACAGCGCGGTCGGCCTGCGCTCGATGCCGGCGCGCTACCTGTTTCTCGACGAGGTCGATGCCTATCCCCCTTCCGCCGACGAGGAAGGCGATCCTGTCGCCTTGGCCGAGGCCCGGACGCGCACGTTCTCCTGGCGCTCGAAGGTCTTTCTCACCTCGACGCCGACGATCCATGGCGTGTCGCGGATCGAGCGCGAGTTCGAGGCGAGCGACCAGCGACGCTACTTCGTGGCGTGCCCGCATTGCGATCACCGCCAGTGGCTCCGCTTCGAGCGTCTGCGCTGGGAGAAGGGTCAACCGCATACGGCACACTACTCTTGCGAAGCCTGTGAGGGCCGGATCGAGGAACATCACAAGACGGCCCTGATGATGTCCGGCGAATGGCGACCGACGCGCGATAATGCGCATTCGGGAACGGTCGGATACCATCTCTCGGGGCTCTATTCGCCGGTGGGCTGGCTCTCATGGGCTGACATCGCCCGAATGTGGGACGCTGCGCAGACCAGCGACGAAGCCAAGCGCAGCTTCAAGAACGGCGTCCTCGGCGAGACCTGGATCGAGACCGGCGAAGCACCGGACTGGCAGCGGCTCTACGAGCGGCGCGAGCCATGGCGCATCGGCACGGTGCCGAGCGGCGGCCTGTTCCTCACGGCGGGCGCAGACATCCAGAAAGACCGCATCGAAGTCTCGATCTGGGCCTGGGGTCGCCGGCTCGCGAGCTGGCTCGTGGACCACATCGTCATCCCCGGCGGCCCGGACAGCGCCGAGGCTTGGGCGGCTCTGACGGTTCTCCTTGGCCAGACATGGCCGCACGCCCATGGCGTTCGGCTGAGCCTGTCGAAACTCGCGATCGACACAGGGTTCGAAGCGCCCGCCGTCTATGCATGGGCGCGCCAGCAGGGATTTGCGCAGGTCATTCCCATCAAGGGCGTCGAAGGCTTCAATCGCACGGCGCCGGTGACAGGCCCGTCCTTTGTCGATGCGACGGAAGGCGGCCGCAAGATCCGCCGCGGCGCGCGGCTCTGGACGATCGCCGTCGCAACATTCAAGGCCGAGACCTATCGCTTTCTGCGGTTGTCGAAGCCGACCGACGAGGATGCGGCGGACGGAGCGCAGGGTCCGGCCGGGCTTGTGCACTTGCCCCAGGGCGTTGACGCCGAATGGGTGAAGCAACTCGTGGCCGAGCATCTTGTGACCGTCACCACCAAGCGCGGCTTCCAGAAGCTCGAATGGCAGAAGGTGCGCGAACGCAACGAGGCGCTGGACTGCCGGGTCTATGCCCGCGCCGCCGTCTGGATCGCCGGAGCCGATCGCTGGTCCGACGAGAAGTGGCGAGACCTCGAAGATCAGGTCGGCCCGCAGCCTGCGGACACTGACGACACGCAATCGAACATCGAAGCCGGGCGTCTCGCCCGTCCAAACCCGCCATCCACCAAGCGGCAGAGCGACTGGCTCGGCCCGCGCGGGAAGTGGTTCTGAGGATATGTCATGGCCTGGACGACCGACGAACTCGATGCGCTGAAGCGCGCCTATGCCAGCGGTACGCTCCGGGTCAGCTATGACGGCAAGACAGTCGAGTATGGCTCGGCGGATGACCTGCTGAAGCGGATCCGCACCATCGAGGCCGAGATCACCGCATCCTCCGGCGTGCCGCGCGCCATCGCGGGCTATGCCGGGTTCGGACGAGGCGACCGGTGAGCCAGATCACCTTCCTCGACCGGATGGTGGCGTGGGCCGCACCCGAGGCAGGCGTGAGGCGGGCGCTCGCGCGGCGCAGCTTCGAGGCGCTGAGCGCCAAGATCCCTGGCCATGCCCGTGGCTATGACGGCGCAGCCAAGGGACGGCGCACGGACGGATGGAAAACGGCGGGAACATCGGCTGATGCCGAGATCGCCGCCGCCAGCGGCCTGTTGCGGGATCGCATGCGCGATCTCACCCGCAACAATCCGCATGCGGCGAAGGCTGTCTCGGTGCTGGTCAACAACATCGTCGGCAGCGGCATCATTCCGCGCGCTGCGACGGGCGACGCCAGGCTCGACGAGACGGTGGACCGGCTTTGGACCGAGTGGACCGCCGCCTGCGACGCCGACGGGCAACTCGACATCTTCGGGCTGCAGACCCTGGCGGTAAGGGAAATGATCGAGGCTGGCGAAGTCCTGATCCGCCGCCGCCCGCGACGTCTCAGCGATGGTCTGGCCGTGCCGCTCCAGGTCCAGATTATCGAAGCCGATCTCCTCGACAACACCCGCAACGGCGATCTCGCCGATGGCGGGCGGTTGCTTCAGGGCATCGAATTCGATCCCTTGGGCCGACGCCGCGCCTATTGGCTTTATGCCCAGCACCCTGGCGACGCGGTCGTCACCATGCGGCGGCGTCTGGAGAGTCTCGCCATCCCGGCGAGCGACGTGCTGCATCTTTACGAGAAGCAGCGCACGCAGGTCCGAGGCGTCCCGTGGGGCACGCCGGTGATGCGGGCGCTGCGCGATCTCGATGACTGGACGCAAGCCGAACTGGTCCGGAAGAAAACGGAAGCCTGTGTCGTCGGCATCGTGCTTGGCGCCGACGAAGCCGATCAGGGGATTGCCCCTTCGGTGGTCGACGCCGACGGCAACCGCGTCGAACAGTTCGAGCCCGGGCTGATCGCCTATGCGCGCGGCGGCAAGGACATCCGCTTCAATCAGCCTGCGACGACAGTGGGCGTGGGCGAATGGCTGCGCGCGCAACTTCACATCGTGGCGGCAGGATTCCGCATGCCCTACGAGCTGCTGACCGGTGACCTCAGCCAGGTCAATTATTCATCGATCCGGGCAGGGCTCGTGGAGTTTCGCCGCCTGATCGACGCCGTCCAATGGCAGATCGTCATCCCGGTTCTCTGCCAGCCCATGTGGGTCTGGTTCTGCCAGGCCGCGTGGGCAGCCGGGAAGTTGCCACGCCCGGACATTGCGGTCGAATGGTCGCCGCCACGTTTCGAAGCCGTGGACCCGCTGAAGGACGCGATGGCCGATCTCTTGGCGTTGCGCTCGGGTACCATGTCGCTGGCGCAGGCCATCGCGCGTCAAGGCCACAACCCGGACGCCGTGCTCGCCGAGATCGCCGCGATGAACGCCAAGATCGACGCCCTCGGGCTCATCTTCGACAGCGATCCACGCCGCGTGACGAAAACCGGCGTGATGCAGGCTGACACGACCGGCCAACCCATCAATCCCGACACCTGAGCTTTTCACCATGACCCGAAACATCGACCTGCCACCGCTGACGCGGGCGGCGGACCTGTTGCCTGCCTCGATCGATGCGGTCGAGCGCACCATTGACGTGGTCTGGTCCACAGGCGCGCGTGTGCGCCGAAATCCGTTCTTCGGCGATCCCTTCGACGAGGAACTGGCGATGGATCCGCGCGCCGTCCGTCTCGATCGCCTGAACGCGGGTGCGCCTCTCCTGAAGGTGCACGACGCCTCCGTGCTCGACAGCGTCATCGGCTCGGTCGTGCCTGGCAGTGCCCGCATCGAGAACGGACGCGGCATTGCCCGTGTCCGCTTCTCCGACCGGGCCGAAGTCGAACCGCTCTGGAAGGACGTCGAGGCCGGGCACATCCGGGCGGTCTCGATCGGCTACCAGGTCCATCGCTTCGAGGTGTCCAGGCAGGCAGGCGCGCCGGAGCTGTGGCGCGCGGTCGATTGGACGCCCTTCGAGATTTCCGCAGTGCCGATCGGCGCTGATCCGGCAGCGGGTTTCCGCGCCGAGACATCCTCCGAAAGTTCTTTGCCCCTTCACCCCTGCGTCGTCCACCGCGCCGACGCTCCATCCAAGGAGAAAGCAGCCATGGACGACGCTGTGACCGACAACACTGAGACGCAGACGCGCCAGGCCGCGCCTGAACCGCAGGATCGCGTGCCGACCACACCCGTGACCGATGCGGAGACGATCGCCGCCCGCGCGCGCGATTCCGAACGCGAGCGGGTCGGAACTATCTACGATCTTGCCGGCCGCCTCCACCTCGAGCGCAGCTTCGCCGACGATCTCGTCAAGCGCGGCGTGACGCTTGATGCGGCGCGCAGCGAGATCCTCGACAAGGTCGCGACCGACGCCGAGAAGACGCGGGTTTCGCCTCAGGTCAGCATCCCGCTCGGCGGCCGCGATGAGCGCGTCACGCGTCGTGACGCCGTGTCGAACGCTCTTTTGCACCGCTACTCGCCGACGCTCTTCCCCTTGAGCGAACCGGCGCGGGAATATCGCGGCATGACGCTCGTGGAGCACGCCCGCGAGTTCCTCTCCAGCTCGGGCGTCAATGTCCGGGGCATGTCGCGCGACGAGATCGCCACCCGCGCGCTGCATTCCACCTCGGACTTCCCCGAAGTCCTCGCCGCCGTGACGGGCAAGACGCTGCGGCAGGCCTATGATGCCTATCCGCGCACCTATGTCCCCTTCTGCCGGCAGGTTCTCGCGACCGACTTCAAGGCGATGCACCGTGTCCAGCTCGGCGAAGCGCCGCAACTCGTGAAGGTCAACGAGGGCGGCGAGTTCAAGCGCGGCACCCTCGCCGAAGGGCGCGAGAGCTACCGTGTCGAGACTTACGGGCGGGTCGTCGCGGTCACCCGGCAGGTGCTCATCAACGACGATCTCGACGCCTTCACCCGCATCCCGGCGATGTATGGCACGGCGATCGCCACGCTGGAGAGCGACGTGGTCTGGGGCATCATCCTGGCGAACGCCGCGATGAGCGACTCCATCGCGCTGTTCCACCAGAACCACGGCAATCTGGCCAACCCGGCAACCGCGCTCAGCGTCACCGCGATCGGCGCGGCGCGCGCGGCCATGGCCCGGCAGACCGGACTCGACAAGAAGACCATCCTCAACGTCCGACCCGCCTACCTCATCGTGCCCGCATCGCTCGAACTCGCCGCCGAGCAGCTGGTGGCGCAGAACCTCGTGCCTGCCCAGACCGGCAACGTGGTCCCGTCCTCGATCCGCACCCTGACGCCGATCTCCGAGCCTCGGCTTGACGCCGCGAGCCTCACCGCCTGGTATCTCGCCGCGAATCCCGCCCAGATCGACACCATCGAGTACGCCTATCTCGAAGGCCAGCAGGGCGCCTACATCGAGACGCGCAACGGCTTTGACGTCGACGGCGTCGAGATCAAGTGCCGCCTCGACTTCGGCGCGAAGGCGATCGACTGGCGCGGCCTCTACCGCAATCCCGGCGCGTGATCGCCGCCGGAACGCTTCCCCATCATCTGACACTCTCGGAGAACTCCCATGCGCGGCTACATCCAGCCCGGCAACACCATCACGCTTCCCGCCCCCTATGCCGTGGCATCCGGCGACGGACTGCTGGTCGGCGCGATCTTCGGCATCGCGACCGGATCGGCGGCCATCAACGCCGAGGTAGAGACCCTTACCGAGGGCGTGGTCGAACTGCGCAAAGCCCCGTCCCAGGCATGGGCCGTCGGCGCGCGCATCTATTGGGACAACGCCGCCCGCCTCGCGACGACCGTGGTCGCATCGAACACCCTGATCGGCGCTGCGACCGAACCGGTGGCAGGCGGGGCCAACGATACGATTGGCCGCGTTCGGCTGAACGGCAGCTTCTGACGTGAACGCGTTCGCGGCAGCGACCGACGCCCTGTTCGCGGACCCGAACCTTGGCGAGACCGCGCTCTGGCAAGCAGGCGGCATCGGGCCGGGGGTTCCCGTCCGCGTGATCCGCCGCCGCCCGGACGCCGTGGTCGAGTTCGGCGCGTCCCGCGCTTTGATGGCGACCGTTCTCATCGACCTGCGCAGGACCGAAGCTGCGACAATCGATGAGGGCGATCTCGTCGTGATCGGCGCCGACACCTTCAAAGTCATCGGGACGCCCTCATCCGATGCCGTGGGGCTCGTCCTCACCTGCGAGGCGGTCAAGGTCTGATCCCATGCGTTTCAGCCTCGAACGGCCCGACCTACGCAAGGCGCTGGCGGGCACGCAGCAGGATATCGAACGCGCCGTCACCTCCGGGATGCGGGACGCATCAAATGAACTGAAGGAGCGCTTGCGCGAAGATGTCATCTCATCCGGCCTTGGCGAACGCCTCTCGCGGACATGGCGGGGCAAGGTGTTCCCCGAGGTCGGCGAGAGCGTCGAAGCCGCAGCCTTCGTCTGGTCGAAAGCCCCGAAGCTCGTCGACGCCTTCGACCGTGGCGTCACCATTCGCTCGGCGCGAGGGTTCTGGCTGGCGATCCCGACACCAGCCGCAGGAGCGCGTGGGCGCGGGCCGAACGGGCGTGCGTCACGCATCACGCCTGGAGGATGGGAACGGCGCACCGGCATGCGGCTGCGCTTCGTCTACCGCAAGCGCGGCCCTTCGCTGCTGGTCGCCGATACAGCCCGCCTCAACAGGCGCGGACTGGCGGCAGCGAACAGGCGCAAGACGGGCCATTCAACGGTGATTGTGTTCCTGCTCGTACCCCAGGTCACGCTCCGCAAGCGGCTCAACATTGATGCGAGCGCCAAGCGGCAAGCCGCGCGCGTGCCAACCCTGATTGCACGGCACTGGCCGAGATCCTGAAAGCTCTTTGTCCATGCCCTCGAAACGCGAAACCGTCCTCGGCGCGGTCAAGGCGCTCGTCGCCGATGCCCTGCCGGGCGCGGACGTGAAGCGCAATCTCACGAAACCGGAGCGCATTCCGCCGGGAGGACTGGTGGTGATCCGCGATGGCGATCCGGGTGAGCCCGCGGTCACGCTCTCGCCGGTGTCCTACCTCTACACCCATCGTATTCCTGTCGAGATCGCCGCCTTCGAGAGCGCCACGCTCACGCGCGAGGAAGTGCTCGACGAGATGCTTGCCGCCATCGGCGCGGCGATCATCGCCAACCGCAGGCTCGGGGGGCTTGTCGACTGGATCGAGGCGGAGGCCCCGTCCTCCGAAGACATCGAGACCACCGGCAGTCAGGCAGGCCGCTTCGCCGATGTCGTGATCGTCGCGACCTACGCCACCGCCGATCCGCTCAACTGAATGACGGTCCTTCGACGGCGCTCGGACCTTTGGAACTGAACGACGCCGGTCCGGCCCCGCTCAGGCCCCGACACCACACCACATGGAGAACGACCCATGCCTCGCGCACGCGGCGTGAACGCGGCTCTCGCCGCCGTGTTCGAAAGCACCTATGGCACACCGCCCGGCACCGGCTTTCGCCGCATGCCGTTCGCCTCGGTCAACATCGGCGAGGAACAGGGCCTGATCGCGAGCGAGCTTCTCGGCTTCGGCCGCGAGCCGCTGGCGCCGGTCTATGACGTGATCACCAACACGGGCGATCTCGTCGTTCCCGTGGATACTCGCAACATCGGCGTCTGGCTGCGCGGCCTGATGGGCGCGCCGACGACGGTCGCCGCGAACGCCGCCACCGGCACGATCACGCTGACCGCGAACCTTCTGGTCAACGACACGGTGACGGTCGATGGCACGGTCTATACCGCCGTCGCTTCCGGCGCGACGGGCCAGCAGTTCAACCTCGGCGGCACGGCGGCGCTCACCGCCACCGCGCTCGCCGCGATCATCAATCCGAGCGCGAACGTCGCAGCCGCGGCGGTTGGCGCGGTCGTCAACCTGACCGCCAAGGCGCTGGGACCGGCCGGCAATGCGCGGACACTGGCGACGAACGCGCCGACGCGCGCCACGTTGTCGGGGGCGACGCTCTCTGGCGGCGCCAACAGCCACACCTGGTTCTCGGGCGCGCAGGCTCTGCCCTCGATGTCGATCGAGGTCCAGCTTCCCGACGTGCCCTTCTTCGGCATGAACTACGGCGCGCGCATCAACAGCTTCCAGGTTCAGGCGCAGCGATCGGGGCTCCTGACCGCCTCGCTCAACATCATGGCGCAGGGCGAGACCATCGCCGCCACGGCGCAGTCCGGCACGCTGTCGGAGTTCGTGCTGGAGCGCTTCGGCCAGTTCCAGGGCGAAGTCCGACGCAACAACGTGGCGCTCGGCAACGTCATCTCAGCGGAACTCACCTATTCGAACAACCTCGAAGCGGTCGAGGTGATCCGAAGCGACGGGCGCATCGCCGATGCCGATCCGGGCATCATCGCGCTGACCGGCAACATCACCACCCGCTTCGAGGACCGCGTCCTTCTGGATCAGGCCACCAACCGCCTGCCTTGCGAGCTTCAGTTCCGCTGGGCGGCGGGCGCAGCCGCGTCGCTCGTCTGGACGGCGCACCGGGTCTTCCTGCCGCGCGGCGACCGTCAGATCCAGGGGCCGGGCGGCGTGCAGGCCCCGTTCGCATTCCAGGCCGCGATCGATCCGGTGCTGAACCGCGCCGCGACCTGCGTGCTCACCAATGACGTCGCGTCCTACTGACCCGTTCCGACAGGAGGCTCCCTTGCTCAAGCTCTCGACACCATCCCGCGAGCCGTTCTGGCTCGACATCTTAGCCGGCGTGCGCATCCAGTTCCGGCCGATCTCCGTCGCCGACATGCTGGTCGCCCGCGCCGCCGCCGCCGAGTCTCTCGGCACGAAGGTCGAGGGCGATGCGCCGCTCGACCGGAGCACCACGGTCGCGGCCGGCGCGGCCTTCACGCGCTCTCTCGCGCTGAGCGGCATCGTGGCGTGGGAGGGCATCGGCGATGCCGGCGGCAAGCCGATCGATCCGAACCCGGTCGCTATCAATCAGCTGCTCGAGGTCTGGCCGGCCTTCGACGCCATCGATCGGCTCTATGTCGGCCCGGCCTTGACGAGGCTTGACGAAAAAAACGTCTGATCGCCCTCGCGCGCTGGCACTTCGAGGGCGGCGAGGGCTACTGCGCTGCCTGTCCGTCGCGATGTGGGGCTTGCGCCTATGTCGAGCACGCGCCCGTGACGGCCGAGGGGCTTCTTGCTTGGGAGGTCATCCGCCGCTGCGCGGGACAGGTGCGCGCCGTGATGGGCGGTGTCTACGCCATCGACTTCGGCGCGGTGCTCGCTTTGGCTGAGGCCATGGATGCAGCCTCGCCGCTGCTGGCCGACATCCTCCCCGAGATCGAGCCGATCGTCGTGGCCGCCTACGGCCGCGACGCTGGCCGTCCCAATCGCGATTGAGCAAACCTACCCATGTCCACCACCAATGTCTCGATCCGCCTCGGCGTCGAAGGCAAGGCGGAGGTCAAGCGCGCCTTCGAGGAGGTCGGCCAGGCGGGCACGCAGGCCTTCGGGCAGGTCGATCGGGCGCTTGAGAAGACGGGAGCCGCGACCGATCGCGAAACTGCCCGGTTCAAGCGTCTGGCGGAAGCCGCCCGCATGGCGGCTCAGGCCGAGGCCGCGCAGGGACGGTTCAATCAGGTTCTGGGCGTCGACCGACAGGCGGCGGGTTCGGCGCGCGCGTCGGCCGAGGTCTTCGAACAGGCCGCGAGGGAAGCCGAACGTTACGAGACCCGCGCCCGGGCGCTGCGCGCGACGCTTGATCCGCTCGCCGCCGCGCAGGACCGGCTCAATGCCGAACTCGCCGAGCATGCGGCGCTCGCCAGCCGTGGCGCGATCACGACCGCCGAGCAGGCGGCCGCGAATGCGCTGGCGAAGTCGCGCTTCGATCAGACCGCGCAGGCGATCAAGGGCGTTGGCGCCAACTCGAAGCTCACGACCCAGCAGGTCATGACGCTTCAGTACACGGTGAACGACGTGATCGCGTCGATGTCCACCGGCATGTCGCCGATGACCATCCTGATGCAGCAGGGCGGACAGGTGACGCAGGCCTTCGGCGGCTTGCGCGGCACGATCATGACGCTCGGCTCCGCCATCGGCGTCGTCGGCGGAGTCATTGCCGGCGTTGCCGTCTCGGTTGGCGTGCTCACGGCGGCGTGGTTCGCCAATGACGCCTCGACACGAGCTGTCGCCACGGCGCTCGCCGGTGTCGGCCGCGCGTCCGGCGCGACCGCCGCACAGCTTGAGCAGGTCGCGCAATCCTCCGCCGAGGCCGGCAAGGTCTCGGTGTCGTCGGCGCGTGACATGCAGGTCGCGTTCCTGCGCACAGGCAAGATCGGCGCGGAAGAAATGGGCCGCGCCATCGCGGTCTCGCGCAATCTTGGCGTCACGCTCGGCGTCGAGACCACGCAGGGCGCGGAGGAACTCGCCCGCGCGCTGGCCGATCCGTTGCGCGGTGCGGATGAACTCAACGACCGCATCCGCTTCCTGGATGACCGCACCCGCGCCTATGTCCGCACGCTGGTCGATCAGAACAACCGGGCGGAAGCGCAGCGCGTCATCCTGAACGCGCTTGCGCCCTCGCTGGCCGACGCCGAACAGGCGGTCAATGCGCTCGGGCGGGCCTGGCAGTTCGTCGGGCGCTCGGCCTCGAATGCCTTCGACGCGCTGGGCAAGGCCGTCGACCGGGCGGTGGATGGCCGCACACCCACGGAGGAACTGGACCTGCTGCGCTGGCAGCAGGAGCGGCTCAGGGCGAATGTGCGCGGCAATGTCGTGCCGCTCATGCTGCCTCAGGTCGAGCGGCGGATCGCTGAACTCGAACGGCAGCTCAACGACCAACAGGAGCGTGCGAGGCGGATCGCCGCGGAGGCCCGCGCTAACGAGCAATCGGTGCGCGCTGGCGAGATCGCCCGCGACACCAACCCCGGCGCGCGCGAGATCGAGCGGCTGCGGACGCAGGAAGGCGTGCTCCGCGCCGCGCTCGCCGATCCGCTGGTCCGCTCGAAACTGGCCGATGTGGCGGAGGTCGAAGCGGCCTACCGGCGTGTCATCACGGAACTCGCCCGCTACCGACCCTCGGTCGATGCGGCGACGCAGGCCGTGGTGGAGCAGACCTCCGCCACGGACATCTCGATCCGCGCGACGCTCTCTCTGGCCGAGGCCTATCTCGAAAGCGCCGAGGCCGCCGCGCGCGCGGAAGCACGCCGGCAAGGGCTCGTCGATCAGGCCCGCGAGGGCGTCAACGCCGAAACCCGCGCGCGGCAGGCTCTGCGGGAACGGATCGCCGAACAGGCGGTCGAGGCCGCCCGGCAGGTATCGGAACTGGGCCGCCAGATCGACGGCCAGCGTCGGCTGAACGAAGCGATCGCGTCCGGTGCGCTCTCTTCCCAGCGCGCCCAGCAGATCATGCAGGTCGAGCAGGCGCTGCGCCCGCTGATCACGGCGCAGACGCTGGCCGAAGGCGAGGCCAAGGAGAAGCTCGGTCGCATCATCGACCGCACGCGCGAAGCCTACGAGCAGCTTCACCGCGAGCAGAACCGCACGGACCTTCTTCAAGGCATCGAACGACGCCGCGACGAGATCGCGCTGCGTGAGCGGGAACTGTCGCTGGTCCGGCGTGGCCCGGCCGCGCGTCGCGAGGGCGTCGATCAGCTGCGTTTCGAGCAGGAGCTGAAGCGGCTCGGGATCGACCCGAACGATCCCGAGGCCAGTTACTCCCGCGAGCAGATCAGGCGGCTCAACCAGTTGGGGCGCCAGACGACGGGTCGCGAGGCGGCGTTTGATTACGAGCAGCAGAACACCGGTCTCGCCCGCGAGGTCGAGCTCCTGAAGCAGGGCGTCTCGGCCCGCTCGGAAGCCATCGCCATGATCCGCGCCGAGCAGCAGCTTCGGCGGCAAGGGATCGATCCGGCGGGAGCCGAGGGACAGGCCGCGCTTGCCGCCGCCCGCCGCCAGTTCGCGCTTGAGCGCCAGGCGGAGGCGCAAGTCGCCTTGCAGGATCAGCGCGCCGAGATCGCCCTGATCGAGACCCAGATCGGCCTGATCGGCGCCTCCGCCCAGCAGCGTGAGACGGTGCTGGCGACCATGCGCGCCGAACAGGATCTGCGCCGGCGCGGCATCGACCTCGCGAGCGAGGAAGGCCGCGCCATTGTCGCCAATGCCGTCCGGTTGCAGCAACTGACGACGGAACTGCAGCGGCAGGAAGCGACGCAGCGGGCCTTGCAGGGCGCGATCGGCAACGCGCTCGACCGGTTCGGAACGCTGCTGGCGCAAGGCAAGACCGACTGGAAATCGTGGGCGGATGCCGGCCAGGCGGCGATCAACGACATCATGAACGAGCTCATCAAGCTCGCGGTGATGAATCCGCTCAAGAACTTCCTGTTCGGCGGCAATGCACCGACGTTGGCGACCGGCGGCGGCATCTTCGGAGAACTCGGGAAGATATTCGCCGGTCTGTTCCATGAGGGCGGGCTGGTCGGCGCGGGAGGGCCGGGCCGCAATTTGCCGGCCCTCCTGTTCGCGGGCGCGCCGCGCCTTCATGGCGGCGGCTACATCCGGCCCGGCGAGGTGCCGGCCATCCTGCAAACCGGCGAGCGGGTATTGAACCGCAAGGAAACCGCAGCCTACGACCAGCGGGGCGAGCAGGCCGCGCCGATGATGGTGACGTTCAACATCACGACCCCGGACGCGGGCTCGTTCCGCCGGGCGCAGGGCCAGATCACCGCCGAGATGGCCTCGGCGCTTGAAAGGGCGAGGCGAAACCTTTGAGCTTCCATGACGTGTCCTTCCCTGACGCCATCGCGCGCGGCGCGACCGGCGGCCCAGAATACTCGACCGACGTGGTGATGGTCGCGTCCGGCTTCGAGCAGCGCAACCAGAACTGGTCGGCCTCGCGCGCCCGCTACGACATCTCGACCGGCATCCGCACCCGCGAGCAGATGGCCGAGGTGATCGCCTTCTTCCGCGCCCGCAAGGGCCGCGCCTTCGGTTTCCGCTTCCGGGATTGGGGCGACTTCGAAGCCACCGACCAGCAATGCCAGGCGGTCAGTGCGACGGTGTTCCAGCTGGTGAAGCGCTATCCGTCTGGCCCCGTCGTCGAAATCCGCACCATCACCCGCCCGGTGGTCGGTTCGGTCGTGGTGCGCGTCAACGGTAACGTCGTCACGCCGACCATCGATCACGCGACGGGTCGGCTCACCTTCGGCGCGGCCCCGGCGGCGACGCCGGTCGCGACCTTCCGTTTCGACGTGCCCGTGCGCTTCGACACCGACCACCTTCAGGTGATCAGCCGCGCCTATAACCTGCAGAACGTCCAGTCGATCCCGCTGGTCGAGATCAGGGCTTGACCCATGAAACCCACCACCCCCGCGCTTGCCGCGCATCTCGCCGGCGAGGTGACCACGCTTGCGACCTGCTGGCGGCTCGAACGGGCCGATGGCTGGGTTCGCGGTTTCACCGACCATGACCGCGAGCTGGTCGTCGATGGGCTGACCTATGTCGCGTCGACCGGCTTCCTGCCGTCCGCGATCAAGACCGCCTCCGATCTCTCCGTCGACAATCTCGATGTCGACGGCTTCCTCGACGATGCGGCGCTGCGAGCCGAGGACCTAATCGCCGGGCTGTTCGATGGCGCGCGGATCGAGGTCTTCATCGTCAACTGGGCGGACCTTGGCCAGGGACGGCTCCTGCTGCGCAAGGGCTTCCTCGGCGAGATCAAGCGTGCCGATCAGCGCTTCTCAGCCGAGATCCGGGGCTTGTCGAACCGACTGCAACAGACCGCCGGCAAGCTCTACTCGCGCCTTTGCCGCGTCGATCTCGGATCGAGCGAATGCGGCGTGGCGCTCGGCCCGCGCACCGATACCTATGCCGTGACACAGGTGATCGCCGCCGACACGGTGCGGATCGTCACCGCACGGGCGACCGGTTACTTCACCTTCGGCAAGGCGACCTTCACGACCGGCGCCAATGCGGGCGCGGTCAACGAGGTGCTGCTACATGACGGCCAGACCATCCGGCTGTTCGTGCCGATGCCGCGGCCCATCGTGGTCGGCGACCAGATCGTGCTCGTCGCCGGTTGCGACAAGACACCGGAGACCTGCAACGCCAAGTTCGCCAACATCCTGAACTTCCAGGGCGAGCCGCACATTCCGGGGAACGACAAGGTGTTCTCCTATCCGGTGCGCTCATGACCGCCTTCACGCGTGCCGCCCTGATCGCCGAGGCGCGGACGTGGCTCGGCACGCCCTGGCATCACCAGGCGGCGGTGAAGGGCGCGGGCTGCGACTGCATCGGCTTCGTGCGCGGCGCGGCCGAGCCGTTCATTGGCTTGATCACCCAGCCGATGAACTATGCCGCGACCTGGCCGCTCTACCGGGCGGAAGAGCGCCTGCGCGACCAGATGGCGGCGCATGCCACCGAGATCGACATCGCCGATGCCTTGCCCGGCGACATCCTGCTGTTCGGCGTCGGCAAAGGTCCGGCGCACCATTGCGGCTTCCTGAGCGATGGGAACCGCCTGATGCATTGCTACCGCGAGGCCGGCGCGGTCGTCGAACAGGACCTGACCGGGTTCTGGATCGAGAAGACGCGCGCCGCCTTCCGCCTGCCGGGCATCGCCTGATGGCGCGCATCGTCCTGACCGTCGCGGGCAATGTCATCGGCAACCTGCTGCTGCCCGGCCTTGGCGCTGCCATTGGCGGGGCGATCGGCGCCTATGTGGGCGGCGTGGTTGACAGCCAGCTGTTCGGCAAGACGCAGAACAACGTCGTCACCGGCCCGCGCCTGCAGGATCTGCGGGTGCAGTCATCAGGCTACGGCTCTGTGATCCCGCGCGTCTATGGCAAGGCGCGGCTGTCGGGAAACGTGATCTGGATGCGCGGCTTCGACGAGGAAACGCGGACCCAGACGCAGACGGTCGGCGGCGGCGGCAAGGGCGGCGGTGGCGGCGGTAGGCAACGCACCACGACGGTCACCTACGTCTATTTCTGCGACGTGGCGGTGGCGCTCTGCGAAGGGCCAATCACCGGCATCGGAAAGATGTTCGCCGACGGTAACGCCATCGGCTCCGAGCACTATGCGGCGCGTCGCGTTTACCTCGGCGACGCCACCCAATCGGCCGATCCGCTGATCGCGGCGACCGAAGGCCTCGCGCCCGCCTATCGCGGCCTCGCCTATGTGGTGCTGGAGCGCTTCGCGATCACGCCCTTCGGCAACCGCCTGCCCAACTTCTCGTTCGAACTCACGGCCTGAAGGTCCGATCCATGGCGCAACTCGTCCTGACCGTCGCCGGCGCATGGGCGGGCAACGCCATTGGCGGCGGGCTCGGCCAGGCGGCGGGCGCGATGCTGGGGTCCTATCTCGGCGCGGCGATCGAGCAGGATTTGTTCGGCCCAGGCCCCGCGGCCGTCAACAGGAGCGAGGGCGCGCGCGTCACCGACCTGCAGGTCTCGGGCTCCGCTTACGGCCAGCCGATCCCAAGGGTGTGGGGACGCGGGCGGATCGCGGCCAACATCATCTGGGTGCGCGGCATCAGGGAGACCGCGATCACCGAAACCGAGACCACGGGTGGCGGCGGCAAGGGTGGCGGCGGCGGTCGTCGCCAGACCACGGTTCACACGCGCTACGAATACTCGGCCGACATCCTGCTCGGCGTCTGCGAGGGCCCGGTGACGGCGATTTACCGGATCTGGGTCAACAACACGATGCTGGACCCCGAGCATGTCGGCGCAATCCGGGTCAGCTATGGCGAGGAAGCGCAGATGCCCGATCCGTTGGTGGCGGCGGTGGAAGGCGTTGGCCGAACACCAGCCCATCGCGGCCTCGTCACGGTCATGCTGGAGGACTTCAAGCTCACCCCGTTCGGCAACCGCTTTCCGAATTTCGAGGTCGAGGTCTACCGGGGCTCGGACGATCCGGGCAATGCGCGCCACCTCGTCGAGGGCGTCTGCCTGATCCCGGCCTCGGGCGAGTTCGTCACCGACACCGAGATCGTGCGCAAGGTCGGCCATGGCTCGGCGACGTCGCAGGCGGCGATCAACGCCAACACCGGCACGAAGCGCTCGGACTTCCTTGTCTCGATTGACAATCTGAAGCGCGAACTGCCGAACGTCGAATGGATCAACTTCGTCTACGCCTGGTTCGGCACGTCGATCGACGTTGCGACATGCGATCTCGTGCCCAAATGCGAGTACGCGCAAGGCCAATCCGGCGCATTCGGGGCTGAGACCGCGCCGCATATCTGGTCGGTCGCAGGTGGCGGGCGCTCCGTGTGGCCGGTTGTCACCTCCTACACGCTCCCAAACGGGCAGACCGCTCTCTCCTATGGCGGCACGATCAGCGACGGCTCGGTCATCCGGGCGGTTCAGGAACTGAAAGCGCGGGGCTACAAGGTTCTCTTCTATCCCTTCATCATGATGGACATCCCGCCGCCCGATCCGGCGCCGTTCCCCTGGCGCGGCAGGATCACCGGCGCTGCGGCGGATGTGGCCGGGTTCTTCACCCGTCCTGCGGGCTATCTCCGCTTCATCCGCCACTGCATGACGCTCTGCGAGCAGGCGGGTGGCGTCGATGCCTTCGCCATCGGTTCGGAAATGGTCGGCCTCAACCGCATCCGGGATGGAAGCGGAGCCTATCCCGCCGTGCCGTTCTGGCAACAGATCGCGGCGGACACCAAGACCAGGCTCGGCGCGAACTGCACCGTGACCTACGCCGCCGACTGGTCGGAATACCGCTACCATGATCGCGGCGGCGCGAACGTGGACTTCCCGCTCGACGCGCTCTGGGCCGACAGCAACATCGATGCGGTCGGCATCGACGCCTACTTCCCCATCACCGACACCGACCGTTCGCTCACCGACCCGGCGACGATCGGCGCGGGCTGGGGCTCGGGCGAACTGATCAGCTATTTCTATGCGAGCGAGGCCGACCGGGACTTGGCCGGGCGCGGCGCCAACCGTGTCCAGTCGCCGATCAGCGAGCCGTTCTGGGCGCTCAAGGACCTGCGCTGGTGGTGGGACAACGCCCACACGCCGCGCGTGGCAGGCGTGCCGACGGGAGGGCCAACCGCCTGGACGCCGAAGATGAAGCCGATCTGGCTCACCGAATACGGCTTCCCGTCGGTGCACTGCTCGCCGAACCGCCCGAACGTCTTCGTCGATCCGAAGTCGGCGGAGAGCTTCTACCCCTGGTACTCGAACCGCTCGGTGGACCGCGTGGTCCAGCGCGTCGCGATCAAGGGCACCGAGGATTGGTGGCGTGAGCCCGCGAACAATCCGCTCGACGGCCAGGGGCGGCGAATGGTCGGACCGCGCTTCCTCTGGTGCTGGGACGCGCGGCCTTACCCGTTCTTCCCGTCGCTGAAACGGGTCTGGCAGGACGGCGACAATTACCGCCTCGGCCATTGGGTTCAGGGAAAGATCGGCAACATGCAGCTCTCCGAGATCGTGCGCGATCTGTGCCTTCGCGCGGGCCTGACCAATGCCGATATCGATGTGACGAGCCTCACCGACGAGGTCTCGGGCTATGTCGTCTCGGAGCGCAAGTCGCTGCGCGAGATGATCTCGGTCTTGCAGGCCGCGTTCTTCTTCGATGCGGTCGAGAGCGGCGGGGTGCTGCGCTTCGTCAAGCGCGGCGACGGAACCATCGTTGCCATCGACGCCAATGATCTCGGCGCGGCGGAAGGCGATGGGGACCGGGCGCGCATCCGCATCGAGCGCGCGCAGGATGTCGAACTGCCGATCTCGATCGACGTGGTGCATCTCGACGAGGCGCGCGACTATCAGAGCTCGACCGTCACGGGTCGCCGCCAACTCGGCACCTCGCGCAGCGTGACCACGTTCTCGCTGCCGCTGATCCTCTCGGTCGAGGAAGCCCAGACGATCGCCCAGCGTGCGCTCCGGGAGATCTGGCAGGGGCGCGTCACGCTCGAAGCCAAGCTGCCGACGCGCGCGATCCGCATCGATCCGACGGATGTGATCGAGGTGCCGGTCGATGGCGCGATCCGCCGCTTTCGGGTGACGTCCGTGACCTATGGCAAGCCGGGGCTCGTGCTTGTGCGCGGCGTCGCCACCGATGGCGACCTGCCACAGTTCGTCACCGTTCCGACCGGATCAGGCGATCTGCAGCCGAACGTGCCCGACACCGCCGCGCCGACGCGGGTCGAAATGATGGACCTGCCGTTGGTGACGGAAGCCGAGGCAGACGAAGCGACCTCGTTCTACATGGCCGCGTGCTCGCTCGGCGGCGCGCCGTTCCGGGGCGTCTCGCTGTTCCGGCCCACAGCGGACGGGCTCGACTACACCGTCTCTGGCGTCGCCGACGTGGCCTCGGTTATCGGCGACACGCTGACCGCGCTGGCGCCGGGACCGGCGCATGTCTGGGACAACGGCAACACTGTCGAGGTGCAACTCGCCTTCGGCTCGCTCGAAAGCCTTCCCGACAGCCGCATCCTCGATGGCGCCAATGGCGCGTTGATCAATGGCGAGATCATCCAGTTCGCCAACGCGGTGCTGATCGGACCGGGACGCTATCGGCTCTCGCGCCTGCTGCGCGGGCGGCTCGGCACCGAGCACCGGATCGCGACGCACGCCATCGGCTCGCGCTTCGTGCTGCTCGATCCCGGCCGGCTTGAGCGGCCGACCTTCTCGGCCTCCAGCATCGGCCTCGCCATCGCCTGGCGGTTCGCGCCGGCGCCGCAGGGGCCGACCGGCGACCAGTCCGGGCAGATCAGCTTCATGAATGGCGGCGAGGCCCTGAAGCCATGGTCACCCGCGCATGTGCGGGGCGCGCGCAATGGCGCGGGTGACATCACGATCAGCTGGGTGCGCCGCACCCGCTATGGCGGCTGGTGGCGCGATCTGACGGACGTCCCCCTCAATGAAGAGACCGAGCGCTACGAGGTCGATGTGATGAACGGCTCGACGGTGGTCCGCACGCTTCCCGTGTCCGCGCCCGCCGCCACCTACACCGCCGCCCAGCAGGTCGCCGATTTCGGATCGGCGCAGGCGAGCGTCACCGTCCGCGTCGTCCAGCTCTCGACCGCGATCGGGCGCGGCACGCCGGCCGTGGCGACGATCTGACCCCGATCATCTGACCCCGACCATCTGATCCAGAAACCCCACCAAGGCGCTCTGACCGAGCGCCTTGAAGGAGCCGTCATGACCACACCGAACCTTGGCCTGCCCTTCATCCTGCAGGGGCAGGCGCAGAAGGAGGTCACCCATAACGAGGCGCTGATCCGCCTGGACGCGCTCGTGCACGGCAGTGTCCGCAGCCGGACTTTGGCGACGCCGCCCGGCTCGCCCGCAAACGGCGAGCGCTGGATCGTGCCTTCCGGCGCGACCGGCGCATGGGCGGGCCAGACGGGCCGGATCGCCCACTGGAACGTCAATGCCTGGGCGTTCTATGTGCCCGTCACCGGCTGGCGCTATCATGTCGAGGACGAGCGGCTCACGGTCGTCTGGGCGGATGGCGATTGGCGCGATCGCATCGTCGGCACGCCCAATGGCGGCGCGATCCGGCTCGTGGCGCTCGAACAGGAACTGACGCTCACCGGCGCCTTCGTCGACACGACCACCGCCGTGATCGCCGACCGCATGATCGTGCTGGCCGTCGCCTCGCGCACGACCTTGGCCATCACCGGCGCGACCTCCTACGGCGTCGGCGTCGCCGGCAACACCAGCCAGTTCGGCGGCTCACTCGGCATCGCGCTCGGCTCGAACAACATCGGCGTGATCGGCCCGACCGCCTTCTACGCCAACACGCCGATCCGGGTCACGGCGGCTGGCGGCAACTTCACGGCGGGCCGCGTGCGCGTCGTCCTCTACGCGCTCGCCTTCACCGCCCCGACCGCGTGATCTGAAGTCCAACATCCAGGAGACTATGATGAAGAAGGATCTGCTCTGGCCGAGCGCGCCAGGCGGCGGCGCTGACGTGCCCGGCGGCATCGCGGGCCATGTTCGGGGCGCTGCCCTGCAGGACCAGGATGGCCGCGTCGCGCCCATGGTCAGCATTCTTGGCGCGCCCACGAAGTTTCGGGACGCCTTCGAGGCGTTCGATACAACCACGCGCTGGAACGCCGTCCAGATCGCGCCCGGAGACATCGTGCAGGCCGACGGCAATATCGCGGGCGCGAGCTATCTCGTGATCTCGAAGGATCCGCTGACCGATGCGACCGAAACCGTCATCGAGACGCTCGACAGCTTCACCATGCCCGTGCGCGTCGCCGCCGGCATTTCGCTGTCGCAGCGGATCAACGGGCAGGAGTTCTCGCTGGAACTCGTCTCGACCGATGACTGGCCAGGCGTCGTGCCGCTCGTTCCAGCCGGTCCGGCCGCCATCGCCTCGATCTCCCAGGCGACCACGACGCTCAGCGTCACGACCGCCGCGCCGCATGGCCTCAGGATCGGCGAGCGTGTCTCGATCTTCGGCGTCTCTGACAGCCGCCTCAACTATCCCTGTCTCACCATCGCGACGACGCCGACGCCCACGAGCTTCACCGCCACGGCCGGGCCGCAGGGCACGATCCCCTCGGTGACGGCCGGGCCATTCACCAGCGGCTCGATCATCAAGGCCGATCCGCTGGGCTATGCGCGCAACGGATCGAGCCTTGTGTTCGAGGGCACGACCGCGACGAACGAGAGCTACTATGTCCGCTCCGAGGGCGGCGATGCGCTGCCATCCGGCACGATCGCAGGCAACCATGCGGCTGCCTTCTCGGTATCGACCGCCGCCACCCAATTGGTCGCAGCGGCGGGGGCTTATGCCTTCGCACCTGCCGCCCTGTTCGAGATCCTGCCCCAGCTCGAAAAAGTGACCTTCAGCGGCTCGGCCATCGACAGCGCGGGCGCGATCTCGGCCATTTTCAAGCGCACGCAGGTCGTCCCCAATCCGGCCCGCGACTACAAGCTGCGCCTGCGCGCCAAGAATCACCGTTCCCTGTCGCGCCCCGTCGGCAGGATCGTCTCGGCGGCCAAGGCAGGTTCGGCGACGGTGACCATCACCTTCGACCAGCCGCACGGACTGACGGTCGCCGATCTCGTGACGGTCCACGGCATCCGCGATCAGGTGAACTTCGCCAATCTGGCGACCCCGACCGCCGTCGCCAGCGTGCCCAACGCCACGACGATCACGATTCCCATCGGCGCGTCGGCGACCGCGACATCCATTGGCGGCGTCGTCTTCCGCGTGAATGGCGGTGTGTTCGGAGCCCCCATCGGCCAGGTCGCGCAATCGGTCGCCCGAACCACGAATGTGCTGACGGTCACCGGTTCGGCCGCCTGGTCCGGACTGCAGATCGGCCAGTACGTCAATCTGCATGGCGTGCGCGACGCCGTGTCCGGAGCCGATCTCGGGCTCGACGGACCGTGGCGCGTGCGCGACGTCGCAACGACCACGCTCGTTCTCGAACCCATCGGAGCAGCACCGACAGGCGCCGATATCGCCACGACGAACTGCGGCGGCGCGGTCCTGCCGCGTACCGATTTCCGGGTGCACTTCATCCGCGTCATGGAGTTCACGCGGCTCATCACCGAATCCATCGGCGGCTTCGGACGGGCCGACCAGATGGATGCCGCCCCGGTCCTCGTCACCAACGCCGTCTCGGCGGTCACCGTCACCGGCGGCGTGGCGCAGGACGCTGTCGCGGGCAACCCGGTCGGGATCGGCGCGCGCGCCGCCAACATCAACCAGGCGGCGATGTCCGCGACCGGCGACCTCGTGCACCTCATGGCGACGATGATCGGCGCGCTCGTCAACAAGCCGTTCTCGATCCCCGAGGCCGATTGGACCTACGCGCCAGCCGGCGTGATCACCAACACGGCGGACGTGGTGATCGCCGCAGCAGCCGGTGTGGGGATCCGGCGCGATGTCACCGCGATCCAGGTGATCAACACCAATGCGGTCGCCACCGAGTTCGTGATCAAGGACGGCGCCACGGTGATCTGGCGCATCTGGCTCCCCGCCAGCATGACGACGCCGTGGGACATCGACTTCCCCACGCCGCTTCGCTCCAGCGCCAATGCGGCCCTGAACGCCGCCGCCATCACGACCGGCGCCAACATCTATCTCGACGCGCAGGGCTACACCGCGCCCTGAAGAGCCTGTGACTTGGGCTTTGGCCACAGGCGCGCACACGGCGCGATAGTCCCACGCCCGCATGGTGGGCGCAGCCGCATTCGCATTGGCCACACGGCGCGCCCTGTGCGCCACCAAGGGCCAACCCCAAAACCAGAGGAAGACACCATGCCCGCAACAGCTGCGGCGGCGGTCACTGTCGCCCCGGAAACCTTGACGATCACCTGGCTGGTTGCGGGCGGGATTATCGCCCAGCTCCTGATCCTGATCGTTTTCCTCGTCCGAGTAGCCTGGTGGCTGTCGCACCGCTTCACGCTGATCGATGCCACGCTTGCCGGTAACGCCAAGGAGATCAGCGCGATCAAGACGGATGTCTCAAACGACATCGCCGGCCGCAAGGTTGTGGCCGAGGCCCGCACCGACATCGCCCAGATGAAGGCGACGCTGATCGAATTCCGGGAACGCATCGACCGCATCGAAGCCAATGAGGATGGGCGCAAGCACGCCTGATCTGCCGCCACCAACTCAACCGCAACCCGACGAAAAGCCCGCCCCAAAAGCAATCCGGAACGGATTGCGTTCCGCAATCCTATGCCGGGCTTCGTCGTTTCAGCCGCCCGCGAGCGGGCAACCCGAAAGGACACTCGCAATGCTGCCTGCCCAATACCGATGGCTCGAAGCCGAGCCCGGCCCGCGCATGATCGTCGAAGCGCTGAAGGAATACGGCACGCTCGAAGCGCCAGGCGAAGCCGACAATCCGAAGATCATCGGCTGGCAAGCGGAAATCGAAGCCGCCGAGCTCGGCCGTGTCTATGCCGGTGTCTATCGGCACGACGCGATCCCGTGGTGCGGCCTGTTCATGGCGATTATCGCTCACCGCGCCAACATCGAACGCCGCCCGGAACGAAATCCGCCGCGTCTCTATCTCTCGGCGCTCGAATGGGCGTCCTTCGGCGTCTCGGTTCCGAAGGGCGCTGCGGCGTTGGGTGACGTGCTCGTCTTCAAGCGCAAGGGCGGCGGGCATGTCGGCCTCTATGTCGGCCACGACGCCTCGGCCTTCCACGTTTTCGGAGGCAATCAGTACGATCGCGTCTCGATCACGCGGCTGTCGCGCAACCGGCTCGTGGCGGTGCGCCGCCCGGCCTATCGCGCCCAGCCCGCGAACATTCGACCCATCGCCCTCGCAGCGAGCGGGAGCCTCTCCGTTAACGAGGCCTGATCCAACCCAACCAAGGAGATTTCCATGAACGCCGTTCTTCAGTTCGGTGCGGGCTACCGCACGTATATCATCGCCGCCGTGCTCGTTCTCGTCGTGGTCGTCGAGAAGGGCCTCGGCATCGATGTGCCGGGCGTCGATGTCGGTTCCGACTGGCTCACCCAGATCCTCGCCGCGCTCGGCCTCGGCACGCTGCGGGCCGGGATCACCGGGGCGAACAAGTGACCGGCTGGTTCGCTCTTGTTCTCATCGTCGCGGTGGTCATCGCCACTGCGGCCATCTTCGCCGCCGGCCGAAAAGCGGGTGCCGCCGCCGAGGCGACGAAGGCCCGCGAGGCCGAACTCGCATCACAGAAGGATGCATCGGATGTCAGGGACCGAATGCTCGATGCGGCGGCTCGCCGCCCTCGCAATCGTGACGATCTCGCTGACCGGCTGCGCGACGGGCGGTTCTGAACCCCGCATCGCCACCGTCTGCCCTCCCGTCATCGAGCACAGCCGAGAGTTGCAGGCGCATGCCGCTGACGAGCTCGATCTGCTGCCGGATGGGTCGGCGATCGCCGAAATGCTCTCCGACTACAGCGTCATGCGGGATCAGGCTCGGGCGTGCTCTCAGTAA